GGTGACAACTTCACGCGTGGGTTTGTTGAGTTCGAGGGCGTGAACGCCGTCGACGCCGGTGATGTTGGCGCGGGCGTAGGCTTCCTTGATGATCGCCCCGATCGAGTTCATGAAGCTGATCAGGCGGTCCTTGCTGTTGCCTGCGTGGGCGACGTCGATCGCGGCCCGGAACTCGACCAGTAAATCGCCGGCGAACATATCGTTCGGGTAAATCGACCACGTCATATCAAGATCGTCAACGCGGGCGACCGTGCAACCGGGGACGGGTTGCGTGTCGAAATCCTGACCTGCGGGCGTGTCGGTGTTATCGTTTCGCCAGTACGGGTAATCGATCAGGTTGAACGCGGCCGCGTCAGTCCCCACACCCATCAGCGTCTGGAACGTCGGACACGTCGACAACAGCGAAGCCATTTTTTCGAATGGCAACGCAATCGCTCCGGTGGCGACGACCGAGGAAACAGGCACGGGGAACGGCTCCTGTCAGTGTTAGCGGTTACGAACGGACGAGCGGCCGGGACTGCGTGACATACGGGAGTTTGACGATCTACTGAGAGCGAGCGTGATCATCGAGCCGGACTGAATCGCCAGCCCGAGGATCTGCCACTTGATCCCGGAAACGCCGCCCGTCCTGACCAGGCCGCCGCGATCCCAGGTGGTAGCGGCGGGGACCGTGACGAACGCCGAATCAGAAACTCGTTCGCCGGTTTCGTCGACGATCTCAATTCCGTCGATGTCTCCGGTGTCAACAATCGCGTCTGACCAGGTAGCCGCCACCGCCGAAGCAGTCGCGAAATACTCGACGCCGCCAGTCTCCCCGAACGAATCAAAGAAGACTGACGACGCGGCGGCGAAGTGGTCATCAAACGCGTTTGCCATTGGCTGCGTTAGACCCCGGTGATGAGTTGCGCGGCGTCCGGGTAAACTTCCTGAACGTCCACGTCGAGACGTGAGCGGACGATTTTCGAGCGTGTTTGCGGTTCGTCGTATTCCTCGACGACGCCGCCGATTTCTGAACCGTCTTCGCCCCAGTGGAACGTGTTACACCAACGCGGGCGTTTCAGGTTTCGATCGGCCGAGTGAACGAACAGCAGCGCGTTGGTTTTCGTGAACACTGTCGACAGCGAAGCGGCGGACGCTTCGTTGGCGGTGTTCTTCATCGCTCCTGCAACGAAGAAGTGTTCCACGTCGAACACGCCCGCCATGATGGACAGGTTTTTCAGCGCGGCGGCTTTCGGATCGTCGAAACCGGCGTACTTGATCCGGTCAAGGATCTCCGTGCATTGCAGGAGGTCCATGAGTCGATCCCACTCGATCGCCATCGCGTTCGGGACGATCCCGATTCGATCGCGGACGGCTTTCTTGGCCGTCATCACGTTGGCGACCGGTGTCGCCGTGGCGTGAGTGGTCCAGGCGGTGCCGGCTGCCGTAGCGTTCGACACGGCGTCGACTTTGGCGATCACCAGGTCCTCGAGGTTCTGGAGCACCTGATCACGAGCACCCTGCGCGGCGAGAACTTCCGAGTCCCACCAGTCGCCGTAGATCTCGGCGTTGCGGGAATCGACCGGTTCTTCCGCACCGTATTCGTCAGTCGCGAACGAGCCCGAGGTGCCTTGTCGGCCGCCGCGTGAGTAGTTCGCCCCGCTGGCGCGTTTGGCGTCCTTCTTCTTCTTGAGGATTTCTGCGAGTTCGAGTTTCGGATATTTGCCCGACTGTGTCACGACTTCGATGACGGGCGCGAGGCTCAAACCGATAAATCCTGCCTGATTCGCGGCCAGATCGAACTCGTCGAGACCGTCTCGCAGGTCGGGCCGAGCCTGACCCAGAGCGGCGGAGGGGGTAACTGCCATTGTCTATTCCTCGTTCTGTGTGGTGATTGTGTGGTGGGGTGTGACGCGGAGCGGGGGTCAGGTTGCCGACTGGTTACGCGACGGCGGTTTCGTCCCAGATCGGCAGGATTTCGATGTAGTCGCCGTCTGTTCCGGCGGCTTCCAGAGCGATGCCTCGTGGGTAAGACGTCGACGCGGCGGTGTCGTCAATTTTTCCGGCGGCTGCCGTGTAGACGGTCGCTCCAACGGCGATCGCACCGGCTGCAATCGCGGTCTGTGTGCCGCTGGCACCACGGAGCACGACGGACACCGCGTCCTGATCGACACAGTCAGCCGTCACGTAGCCGACCTCGTCGGCGTCCGTGAGTACGGCTGCGGCGAGTTCGCCACTGCTGAGGTTGACGCGGGAATACGCGGAGATCGTCGCCCCCGCGATGAATGTTCGAGTGTTGCCGGCGATCGGCTGACCATTGGGCATTGTGCTATTCCTTGTGTTCTGGTGATGTCTGGTAATGTTGGGGATGGTTGGGGTGGGTTCAGGAACCCGGCCCGGTGCTAATTCTGGACGGCGGAGAGGTACGCGGCGTGCGCGGTCGGGTTTTCGCGAACGAGCGAGCGAACGGCTTTCTGACGCGACAAACCGGACGCGCATTTCGCGGAGAGCAACGAGCCCCACGCCGCGATCGGATCGGTCGAGTCGGTGGCGGGGCCGGAGTCGGATCCCTCGTTGATCGGGTCGGAGCCGGGTGCCGGTTTTGGTTCGGGTTTCGCGGCCGCTGACGTTTCGAGTTCGGCGACCTTGGCCGTCAGTGACTCGTTCGTCGCTTTCAACGCGGCGAGTTCGTCGGTCTGCTGTTTCAGCCAGGCGGTGCTGACCTGTTCGAGCGTCGCGGACGCCTCCATCTGACTGACCGCGAAATCGTTCGAGCAACCCGGCGCGGAGGCCTTGATCTCGACCAGTGTCGCGGGTGTCGGGGCGGTGTTGGTGGTGTCTGTCTTCACGTGAACTTCTCCCGGTGGGGATTGATGAAACGCCGCCGACAGACTGCGGAGAGCCTCCCGTTGTTTTTCGGCGGTCAGATTGAGCGGCTCGAACTCGCCAAGAGTCGAGACAGGCGAAACGGTTTTCGTGCAGAACCCGGCTTCAACGGCCTCGGCTCCGGATAGCCAGCGTTCGGAATCCATGAGTTCGGCGAGTTGTTCGGCGTCGAGCGAACTGACGGCGAGATATCGGTCGGTCAGTTGTCCGTTGATGATGTCCAACCGCTCGGCGAGGGCTCGCAGTTCGGTCGCTTTCAGTGGTTCGTAAGATTCGGCGGCGGCGTGATGCACCATCCACCAGCCGTTTTCGGCGATCACGACTTCGTCGCATTCCAGAGCGACGATCGTCGCGGCGGACATGGCAACCTCGACCTCGGCACGAGTCGGCTTGCCGAGACGGCGGATCTCGGATGCCAGAGCGTTTCCGCCGATGGTCGAGCCGCCTTCGGAGAGAATCCGCAACACGTAGCGGTCAACTTCGCCCGCTTCATCGACGAGTGCTCGGAACGTGTCCGGCGAGAAACCGCCCCACCACCGCGTCGCGATGCGTTCGTAGATGTAGATTTCGGCGACGGTTTCGCCGCCCTGTTGAGTGACGTTCAACAGGTTTGAAACCGCGTCGAGATCGACGGTGTCAGTCTGATTTTTTGTTGTCATCGGGGTCGGTACTCACAGCGTTGACGACAATTCCGTCCGGCGTTGGCAGCGGCAACAGGTGCTGCCACGAGACCGGGGTCGGGTGGTCGGGATACTTCGCGTTGATCTGGTCGGCTCGCGCCATGGCCACCTCGATCGCGTCGCCGTAGGCGTCGATCACCTCGGGATAGAATTCGTCCCACTCGCGGCCGTGGCGTTTGGCGTGATACGTGACCGGGGATTCCTGCCCTTTGGAGAGCTGGACGTTGTCGGCCGTCGCGTCTTTCAACGGGTCGATATAAGGCCACGCGGGGCGGTTCCACGCGTGCTCGAACAGGTCGACATCCGCCGAGTCGGCGGCGTCTTGCAGCGTGGGGTCTTCGGCCAGCCATTGGCGGACCTTCCACTCGTAAACCGGGCGGTAGAGTTCGTCGATCAGCCACGTCTGGAGTTCGCCGTAGCGTTCCCGCGACTTCTGAGTGATGGCTCGTTCGCCGCTGAAGTTGGTCCGGGTGCCGTCGTAGAGCAGGTCGGTCAGCGGGAGGTCCAGATTGACCGACATAATGCCCAGAATGAGCGACGACATTTCCGCGAACTCGCCGGCGTTGACGTTGGGGCTGAACGCGCTGAGCTTTTCGCCTTCTTTCCCGCTGTAGATCATGCCGGGGCCGAGGTCGACTTCCGTGTGATCCCAGCCGGAGCCGGTGACTTCTTCCATTTCGCCGAGGTCGGCGTCGTCGCCGCGTTGGTCGGTCGAGTTGGCCGCACCGAAACCGATGTCGCGTTCCCGCATCACAGACCAGCAGGATTGAGTCTGCATAGCCACGAGCTTGGCGAAGCGGATGTCGTCGAGCTGGCCGGGCAGGTCATCCACGCGAGCGAGGGCGGTAACGCCGCGATATTGAGTGAAACGCTCTGGCAGGTAGAGGTGGAGAACGAGCGGGTTGTCGTTGTCGTCGTACGCCAGCCGGCGAGTCATTTCGTCGACGCGTTCGACGGAGGCCGACGTGTCGACGTCCTCTTTAGTAAACCAATACTGCCGCACGGCTCCGGTTGACGAATTCGGCTCAACGCCGTGGATCGGGACGACGCTGTTGGTTCGCCGACGGGCGTTGCGTGGAGTTCGTAGGCGGTGAGCCTCCAGAGCCTGCAACTGACCGGTTTTCTTGAGTGGCAGGAACGCAACGTCGCCGTCGATGATCACACGGCGAAGAGCCAGAGCAGCCAACGTGTGGAAGTTATGTTTGCGGCGGATGTCGCACGCGGTTTTCTTAGTGCTCCACTGTTTCCAGCGTTTTTTGAGCAGTGCGTCGAGGTCCTTGTCGCCGGTTTTTGGATTCAGCCGGAACCCGTCACGCATCACATTCGTGACCAGCCGTTTCACAGCCACGCCGACCAGCGGATCGTTGATCTCGAAGTGCCGGGCCATTTCCACCATGCGGAAAAACGCCTGATCGTTCTTCGTGTGAATGCTCGCCCCGACACCGACGGACGCCGTGCCGAGGTTGACCGAACGGAACCGGGATCCCGATTTCGTCATCCGGTACTCGGCCTGCATCGCGTCGAATGTTGTCTGTAGGCTTTGAGTTTTCGCCGGACGAGGCCGGCGCGTAGGCGCGGACATCGTTAACCTCGGAAGGCGGGCGAGAACTTGGAATGCAGGACATTGCGGCGGCGACTGGCCGACGTGGTTCCGGCGGTCGCGTTGGCGGCGAGCCATTGCTCGGCCGACGCTTTTTGTGCCTGGAGTTCCGCAACGGAGAACTCGAACGTCTGGGCACCGTGGCGGGCTCGCGTGGGTCGCAGCGTGATCAACCAGTCGCACGCCTCGCGAAACGATTCTGCCTCGGTCGCCGAACTGTTGCGGCGATACGACGACGAATTCTTCCACTGCGCGAGAGCGTCAGCAATTGTTGATGCGCTGGTGAGAGCCATATCGGCAGGGTGTAGCGATCACCCGGCCGATTGAATCAAAGTGCAGACTCGGAATTGTTTGTTTCGCGGAGTTATCCTCGATGCAGACTATGCCGGCCCGCCGCGAGCCCACCGCTTGTCGAGTTCAAGCTCATATTCAAGCTGAGTGATTCCCCAATCCGTGCGCAGCGCCGTCCATTCCTTGACATCAAACCGCGAGGCTTCGAGCGAAGCGATCAAGCTCGGCAGCAACTCGATAACGGAGGCAAGGTGAGAATCCCAGAAATCCGAATCGTCGGCATCGACCGGAGCGGATTCAATGGGTGCCCAGACCGAGAACGGCTCGAACTCGTCGAGGCGCAGGCCGCGGAGATATAGCCACGTTGCCTGCGTGTGCCTATCGCTCGTACGGAACAGACCGCACATGAACTTCATTCGCAGACCGTGGCTCAACAGTCACTGCACAGCCAACCAATCGTCCCCCCGCCTTGTATGTGTCAACGCCTCGCACTTCGATTCCATCATCGTCCAGAAATCGCACTTCAAATTGGCACCTTCCGTCTGGTGCCACAAATCTCACGGTATCGCCAACCACTAACTCAACATCACAACTGACAGGGTGTCCCGTCTGAATTGTTCGCTTTTCATCCATCCGCACATCCACCTTTCATCGCACATAACATCAAATGCACCGGAGCGGCGTCATCGTCGCTCCGGAATGGCCGGACTGTTAGCGGCGGCCCGGTGATTATTGTCGTTATGACTCTACCCCGAGAATCAAACGCATCAGTGTTCGCACGTCGTCCAGCGTCTTTCGCGGCCCGAATGATCCCAGGCCATTCACCTGCCACCGATCATCCCTTGGCCTCCACGCAATGCGAGCATGACGCAAGCGATGGTGCCAGGCGTTTCTAATTTCAGGATGTGGCGTCAACACATACCATTCACCAGTGTCATCAAGCGTGAACCCGAGGGATTGCATCCCATTCACGTCATAACCATCTGTTGCAGCAGAGGCCTCATTGTCGTGTGTTTTTGTAGTCATCGTTTCCCTTTCGGCCCGTGCTGAACCGTGGCGTTCGCTGTGCTCAGTCGATTGGTGCATCGGGAACGTAATTTGCCAGAAGTGCTCGCATCACGTCATCCGCGTTGAAGTCCTCAAACGCAAACACAGTGAAGTCATCTCGGTTGCCTCGAAACTTCATCGACCGATATGTCACAGGCCGAAACGTGTCTGTTGATTTAGGCCGCTCGTCAATAACTCGCACAGGTTCGTGAACCGGAAAATGGACTTCCGTGCATCCATCCTCGACGGCGTATCGCTGCCCGTCATGATTACCGCCAACGAAAAGACTCTTCATCGAACGCCCCCCTGTATTCGTCGCAACAGCGAACAATGCAATGAACCGGAGATGCGGTCCACGCTGTCTTCAGGGTACTGGTCTTCGTCGACCTCAACACGAAACAGCCACGATCGGGCATCAACAGGATCGCTGCTCGCTCGAAATGCACGACGTGCCCGCACGACGATTCGCTCCAACTCATTGACGCGTCGCGAAAGAACTCGACCCGCACCAATCACGGTTGTCATGTTCACGCGAATGTCGCCTTCCCATTCTTCGGCTGCGACTATCTCTTTTGATTTGTTGATCGCTGGATGTTGTGCCATAAGCCAGATAACAAGGCGGTCAAGCCTATCCCTCATTGTCGCGTGTTTAGAATGGCCAGCCTTCACGTTCGGGCCGGCTTACCTTGGGTCGTTCTACAGTCACTCAGCGTTTCGACGATCGGAAACAATTCTCGCACGTCGCCACGCCGTCCGCGTCCCACGTCACGCTTGCATCGCACCCCAACGAGCACACCCAGAATCGGATTCCATCCGCCGCGAAGATCGGGGCCAGCGGCTCTACGATTTCGCACATTGCCCGGTAATGTTCACACATCTTCGCAATGTCTTCTGCTCGGACGTTGCCTAGCAGTCTGGCAGCCGCTTCCCATCCACGAGCACACTGTTCCACCTTATCGGCGGACGTGTCAGCCGTTCCAAGTCGCAGCAAATCCGAAGCGGCAAACATAGCAACATTACCTGCAATCAAAACATAATTTCTTATCGGCACTCTCAACAAACAGTTCCCCACAATCAATACACGGTTTCATTTCCATTCGACTACGAACAAGAGTCAGCTCCACCTGAGCCTGAAGCTTTTCCCAACCAAACCTCGCCATGTATCCTGCAACGGCCGAACGCACAGCATCGTCCGGAATCGCTCCAACAAACCCTTCGGTGTCCATCGTCCAGATATCAGCGGGCCACGGGCACTCAACGGGTAAAGGCATGACAGGTAACAATTCCAATGCACGCGAGTTGCCGACATCGCGCTTTGAAGTCGCAGAATCACACGCGGCAACCGCGTGATTGGTGGCTTTATGTGGCTACAGGTTCGGACAGCGAAAACTCACTGTACGCCATCCCTTCCGAACCACC